GGAGGAAATTTAGGCTTTTCTTGTTTCGCCATGATTTCTCCTTGTTTAATAAAACTAATTAATAAAACTTCTTTTTAATAAATATCTATGTAATACAAAAAACCTTCAATAAAAAAAGGGAAGTCCACCACAAACTTCCCCTTTCACCAATAAAATAATATTAGAACTGTAATATTGCGTAATCGTAACGTAGACTCAAAGTAATTTCTGCAGGGTCACTTACAGACCAATCCAAATCATTAAATGTAGCCGATACAATAAATGCACCTTTTAATGTCCATTCTTCTACTTTATCACCAACTGGGCCTAATAAATTAATTGTTATATCTTTCTTATAAAAATCAGAATAACCATCTCGACCAGTTACAGATTCTTTATGTAATCTTACCCATTCCATTACTGCTTGTGCACCACTTGGTACAACAGGGTCATATAAGGTAATTTCAATAGGCTCCCACGAACCTTTTCCTTTTACAAACCTCTTCATGTTTATATGATTTAATTCTACTTCTTCAAAAGTAATACTTGGTCTTGTAGCAGTTTTAATCAAATATGATGGTATACCCTCTACATACAAAATATACCTACTTTTAGTCTTCGGTTCAAACGGAGTGAACATTATTTCTGAAGGGTCGAGTAATTCAGCCATTTTCTTATCTCCAATAATTTCATTAAATTTTCTTATATATAAATATCATCTACCTATAAAAAATCATTTTTCTTAGTTATGTACTTACATAATCACAATAATAAATATCACATAAACAAAAAACCCCACGAAAACGTGGGGCTTTAAGTTGATTAAACTGTAATAGTTTATTATTCTGGGAATGTAGCACCCGTAGGTAATACAACAAAGTCCAAAACAATAAATTCAGCAGTTCTTGTTGGTTGAATATAGATTTGTCCAACGAGACGATTTCTATCAATTACATCTGGTGTATTGTTAGATTCATCCATGACAACTCTAAATGCACTCAAACCACTATTAGCTTGTACTGAGTCTAAGAACGGATTAACGATGTTCAAGAAACGATTTCTTGTTCCCGCAGTATTCTGTTCAAACAATAGATATCTTGAAGATGAAGCAATAAATTTCTTCAATCTAATCAATAATCTACGTACATTTACTCTGTCCAACGCAGATGGTTTAGCTTGTAAGGTCTTTTGACCCCAAACACAAACACCTTGACCTGGGAATGAAGCAATTGGGTTAACCCTATCTTCATACAAGTCATCACGTTCTGCATGAGTTAATCTTGTTTGAGCTTCAACTACAGAAGTCAAACCACCACGATTCAAACCAGCTGGGGCGAACCATTCATGTGATACTTGGTCTGTATAAGCAATTACACCAGGTAACACAACTGAAGGTGGCACCCATACTGGTAATGATGTACCAGAATCTACTATTTTTACCCAAGGGTAATAAACAGCCGCGTAATTAGTATCTAATGTAGATACACGACTTGTTATAGTAGCGATACTCTCACCATGTATAGACGCATCCATTACATAAAATGTATCACCACGCTCTTCACACATATTCATAGCTCTTGCAGCTACTTTACTATGTAGACCATGTACGATACCAGGAGTTACCAACAGATTAATATCAAACTCATCAGCATTACTTACTGAATTAATAGCTTTCTTATAAACTGTTGTTCCCATAGTTGTAGCGGATGAACAATCAAATCCCATTACGTTAGCGGATGTTATACTATTTCCAGTATTCCGAACGGTTGCAGGATTCATACCATCAAAACCACCTTGAAATGGTAGTGCAAACTTACGTTGACTAATATGTGAACCAGTTAATGTAATTTTATCTGAACCAGTAGCATATGTAGCTGACGCTGAAGCGTGACCATACATATTTTCCAAAGACATACTAACGTTATTACCATTACCAGCACTTATCGGTGTTGACGCTAAGTAAGAAACGTTATCATGTGCTTTACCATTACTATTATAAATGTAATAGTTGTTAAAGTCAAACCCATATGGTATTGTAGTATCAAACTCCAAATTTTCACTTGTTTGTGAAGTTACCAATTGAGCAGCATTAACTTGTGTAGTACCAGGTACTGTATTTGTTAACGCCGAATGACCCATTGGTACAACAGTTTTTGGTGCGAACTCAAGTCCAGAATAATCACTAATATAAATTTGATTAGACATATTTGGCCAATCTCCATTATATGTAAGTTTTCCATCCGAGGCTATTGTTACATACCTATCACCAACAACTCTTGGTAAATAGTTAGTACTTGTTGCATCAAAACTTAGATTGTGCCAAGATTCGATTAATGTACCATCATCAACTTTATGTACTGCCAAACTAAACGAACCATAATCCGAACCAGCAATACTACCAGCCGCCTTCACATTAGAAACAACGCAATAAATGTCATCGTTTACATTTGAACCATGTGAACGAGTATTAACTTTAAATAAGTTAAAACGCGAACCATTTATCATTTGTGATTGAATGGTTGGTGTGCTAGCATTAGAATAATCCGTACTTGCAAAGTTAATTGTATCAACAGAGGCTGAAACAGCTTCTGTACCTACCCAATTCAAAGTTGACTGAGCATTTTTAAAGTTAGCATATAAGTATACTGGAACAGCTGTACCACCGGCTCCTACTGAAGTTTGTGCATCACCACTAAATACATTTTCAATGTAATTAGCACTCGAAGTAGAGAATGATAAATTAACTGTATACCCATCAACATCACTACCACTAACAACAAGTGAAGAATCTGTTGTAGTAACATCTCCCCCTGCTATTGTAGTAGCCGATAAATCTCCTGCTCCACTAGCTCCACCCGCGGATGGTGCCAGATAAGCGAGAGACCTCGAAACACTAGCTGAAATTGCATACAATTTAATTACATCATTTGAATATCCGTCTTCACCAAGAACTCTGACAATGGTAACCGTACCAGCACTCCGTAGATATTGTTCTACGGCGTAAGGTGTATAATAATTTTTCGTGACATCCCCAAAAATTTCCACAAATTCATTAAATGTACGAACTATTGTAGGAACAAATGCAGGCCCTTTAACTGTAGGCCCAACAATTGCCGCTCCAATTTCGCCAATAGCTTGTGGTAAAAATGAAAGGTCTTTCTCACGAGTAAATACACCAGGACTTACGATTCTTTCTGCCATTATATTTCTCCTAATTAATTAGTTTATTGTTTACGCATGCGAATATATAACATATTCCTATATAAATAGTTCATAAAAATCTGAAACGATTATTTGTAAGATGTTATTATTCAGTTTCTTGTGGTGGTTCTATTGGTGTAAATGTACCAGTAGTTGGGTCTAATGTACCAGGCCCATACTTTTCATTTAACTGTTGTACTAACTCACGTTCTTGTCTTTGAATATTTGTATAATCAACTTCCATTTGTGTAAGTTGTGTTTCCAAAGAATCAAGTTGTTGTGTTAAAAGAATTTTCTGAACCTTCAATTGACCAAATTCAATTGTTTTGGTCTGATACGAATTTTGTATCCCTTGTAAAGATTCTAATTCTTCTTTAGTAAATTTAACAGATTCTGCCATGTTATTCTCCTTAAAACATTTAATATAACTTATATTATATAAGTATCTTCTTTAATAACTAAACAAGTTATTTATTTTCTAATTCTTTTACTCTATCTTCTAATTCTTTAATAGCTTCAATCAATATTGGTACTACTTGTGTTAAGTTTACACCTAAGTAATCAGTTTTATCTACAAACGAAATACCATGAGCTCTTGAACCAGTAACCTCTTGTGCAATTAATCCAAAATAACTTCTACCACCAACTGATTCTTTTGCATTATAAATATTACCATCTTCTTTAGTTTTCCATCTATATGTTACACCACGTAAACTTTTAATAATATCCATTGATTCAGATATACTATTTATATCTTTCTTTAATCTTACATCTGAAGTACTAACTCGTAGAGCACCATCAACACTAAATCCAGCTTCAGTAAGACCACCTGTAGCGACATTCCCAATAATAACACCAGCTCCAGCACTCATACTAATCTGAGTAGTTGAGTCGTTTATTTCAATATGTGTAGCACTACCATAACTTGTCCAATCATCATCACCTAAAACTACAATACCACCAGTTCCACTATCGGATTCTGCCTGTATTCTAATAAGTGAATTAACATCATCAACTGATATATAAGTACCATTTGTTCTTCCATGTTGGTCACCCATTGATGAAACACCAACACTAGCAATTCTTATTTCACCAGTTGCATCTGCACCACTAATAAATGTATCACTACCATCACCAGCATGGTCACCAAATTTCCACCAAGGATTTGTACCACTTGACGCTTGGAAATCAGCTTCACCTTGTATAGTACTCCCACCTTGAGCTGTAATAAGATAATTAGATGTGGTTGGAGTATATGAAGTTATACCAGCATTACTTCCTTGAGCACCTTGATGTCCTTGAGCACCTTGAGCACCTTGGTGTCCTTGAGCACCTTGAGCACCTTGATGTCCTTGAGCTCCTTGATGTCCTTGAGCTCCTTGAGCTCCTTGATGTCCTTGAGCACCTTGAGCACCTTGGTGTCCTTGAGCACCTTGATGTCCTTGAGCTCCTTGAGCTCCACTTGTTCCACTTGAACCACTTGAACCTGCGGCTCCTTGGTGTCCTTGATGTCCTTGAGCACCTC